GATCAGGGTCATCTTCGCCTCCTCAGAACGGGATCTCTGAATCGTCATCCCGCGCCGCAGGACGGGAGCCCTGACGGGGCTGGTCCTTCTCCTTCGCGGGGAAGGCGGACAGCCAGGTCACGCCGTGCGGGCCAACGAGTTTGATCGAAAAACCCTCTTTGCCGTTCTTGGCCGGGAACATCGCGCCGACGTTGTGCCAGCGTTTCGTCCCGTCGCCCTTGTCCTCGGCAAAGGTAATGTCAAATCGGTCAGTCATGCTGCGTTCTCCTGTTCGTGAAACTTGACGCCGTGCTTCGCGCCGAACATTTCGATGAGCGTCATCAGGTCGCCCATCTCTGCCTTCGATAGATCCGAGGACGAGCGGCCAAGGCTGACAAAGCCGTTCCCGTCCAGATTTGGCACCATGCGGACCTCACGCTTGAGAGCGTCGAGGAACAGCAATTTCCAGTCGTCAGGCGACAGTTTCAGGCCGTGCCACGGAACCTGCGTGGCAACGTCCGTGAGCATTGCCCACATCCTCGCGTTCTGGGGCAGCGTCCGCTTCGGAGCCTTAAACTCGACCCTGGTTCCGGGCGGGGCCTTGTCGATCCAGACGTGAGCCTTGGAGCGAATGGCCGGGTTGACGAGAACGAGTGTTGGGCGGCTCATGCGCACACCGACACGCGTTTGCGTGGGTTCTCAGCGCACGCCGCCGCAATCCTGGCGAGGAAGATCAAAGCCCCCGCAGTGCTGCCCCATCCATTCGGCGCGTCGTATTGAGCGCAAAAGGATCGCGCGCCAATTTCGCCTGACTTGCTGACGCTCACATATTCGTGGTGGATGCGATCCAGAGCCTGCGCGATAAGAGCGTGCGCCTGCTTGCCGGTGAGGCCGTGAAGGGCCTGCAAGCCAGTCTCGTCATCGCGCTCAATGTGGCGATGATACAGCTTACCAGCGTTGCTCGTGTAGTTGGCGTCAAAATCTCCGATGCGGACATCGTAGCTCATTCCGCCACCTCCAACTGCCCAGCCGGCATGTCTGCCAACTCAATCTCTGCAATGCGGTCGTTGATCGCCTTGCGAAGCGCCACGCCAGCGGGGTTGTCGCGACGGAAGCCAAGGCGGGCTGCCTCGGGCTTGTTGCGCTCTTCCCATTCGGCAACGTCCGTCACGGATTCAGCGAGGGCCAGAGCCCGCTTGCTGCCGTCAATGAACGTCGCCTGATCCTGGGTAATCGAAGCGGGAGCTGTCCCTTGTTTCACGGCCCCCGCTTCTCGACCGGCGAGAGTTTCACCACCGGGCGTTCGATTGGCTGGCGCGGGAGCCTGCGGAGAGCTAACAGCCCCCGCGCCGCGACTGGCGGGATTGCCAGCCGGTTCCTTGTCCTCTCTCAAAGAGCGGACGTATTTGCTGTCGTCGAAGAGCCCCATGTGCACGTCAGCCGACATGCCCAGGTGCTTCATCGCGTTGCCGATGGCGTCCGTGAACGCGGCCTTGAACGCCTCGTCATTGGTCCGCAGGCCGTCGCGCTGCTTGACCACCACGAAGTCACCGCCGACGCCGGGAATGGGTTCGGAGCGCACGCCATTGTGGACGTACCAAAGGGATAGCCAGCAATAGACGGCGGTCTGGCCTTCGGATGCCGTCACCAGTTCAAAGCGCGGCTCCGTGAAGCCCCAGCCCGTTCCGCAGGGGCCGAAGACTTCCGTCATTTTCTGTTCGGTATAGACCGGCTTGATGGCCGTTCCCTTGAACCCACCGCCGCGCTGGAACGCTTTGGTCTGGTCGGGGTCGGTCTTGCCGAGCTTGTTCCAGATGGCGAGGTTGTCGGTCATTTCGTGTCCTCTGCCAGAACCTTCCGGCCCTTGTCGGTGATGATGTATTCGCCGTGCCGCTTGACCATCAGGCCGGCCGCAACAAGGTTGGTGCAGCGCAGGCGCAGTTGTTCGTTGCGCCATCCCTTGCCGACCACGAACGAGCCTTTGCGGGCGGCAATTTCCAGCACGTTGATGGGCTCGCCGCTCATGTCATGCGCACCGTCAAGCTCGGAGCCCCGTTCGACAGGCTCGCACCAGGAACAGCCGTTCCCGCCTTCAGCGCATCGCGGATGGCTGACAGGTTCGGCTTGATTTCGTGCCGGAAGAACTCGGCGGGAATCTCGTTCTCAGCCCCGATCACCACCTTGGGCGGGCCGGGGCGGATGGATAGCGTCGCCTCGGGAAGCGTGATCTTGCTCACATCCAGAGCGGACATGACGCGCTCGATCATGGCTCGGCAGTAGGAGACGCGATTGACGAAGCGATCCTTCCGCTTGCCCATGTCCTCGATCATCCCGGCAAGCCCGGATGCGAAGGCGTCAGCGACAGCCATTTCCTTGACGATGTGACGGAGGACTTCCGAGACGGGAGCCTCACCGTCAAGCGTGTCGAAGCGCAGAACCTCATCGTCCGCCAATTCGGGGAACTCAGCCCGCAGGCGCTCGGCAATGGCCTCGATGCGCGGGATTTCGATGTCCGTCCTCACCGCATCCACTCCCGCGCGTTAAGCTGCTGCATCAGGCGCACCGCCTTGGTTGCGACGCGGTGAAGCTGGTCACGGTTGGCCTGATAGACGGGCAGGGATGACTTGCGCTCCAGGTCCCGCGCCATGTCGTCCAGCAGCGTCTCCATGTCGTGCAGGTTGATTTCTGCCACCATGGCAGGGGTGATGATCTGCATATCGGGGTGAAACGTGTCCATCACGCGGCCTCCTTCGCGGCTTCGTGGTTGTTGGTGATCGCGGCTTCGATGTCCTCGACAGCGGCTTCAAGAGCCTCACGGACAAGCTCGCGGATATGCCTAGAGGCAACCCGCCCGCCGTTGCTGCTGGCGTTCTCGCTGACCAGAACGGCGAAGCGTTCCATGTGCTCGCTGATCAACATCACCTGATGGCGCAGGTCGTTGTTCAGCCACTCCCAGTCGCGGGGCGTGGGGGACATCGGGAGGGTGGGGGGCTTGAGAGTGGTCATCGGCAGGATCTCCGTTGAACTTCCTGCTGCCCCTCCGTGAAGGGGCAGGGAGAAGGTCAGGCGATCACATGAAGCCCAGCCACTCGCCGGCGTCGTTGCGGCCCATCGAGAGGCGGTCGTTGTATTCGTTCTCGCCGGACGAGTAGTCGTCGCGGTCCATGTTCCCGAACGCGCGCTCATGGAAATCGTCCATGTCGGCTTCTTCCGCCTCGGAGTCGCGGAAGGAATCGTTGATCTGATCGTCGGTCCAGCCCTGCTCGATCAGTTCGCGGATGCTGGTGATGTCGTTGCGGGTCATGTGGCGCTCTCCATCGGGGAGTTGATGCTGAATCTTCCTGCTGCCCCTCCGTGAAGGGGCAGTGTGGAAGGTCAGGCGGATGTGCGGAGCCCACCGTGGCGGGCTATGACCTCAACGACAGTCTCAAGAGGCACGTAGCCATAGACGGTCTCTGTCGGGTTCTCGTTCGGCCCGCCGTCGATGTGCGGCAGAAACTCAAGCACGACTTCAGACGGGAAACCGACCTCAACCTTGTAGTAGGGGCCGTAGTTGTCGCGCGGCGAGCAGTAGTGCGCGGCGCTGGCCTGAACCGACAGTTTGAAGCCATCGGCGCACACGCACTGCGGAACGATCCTGTATCCGCCTTCGCGCTCCGGGGAAGATTCAAGCAGGCTAGACAGCCTGCGCTTGATTGCCTTGGGGGTCTTGAGAACCGTTGTCATGTCGCTCTCCATCGCGATCTGATGGAGGCAGTGTTGCAGAGATTGCAACGAACCGCAATAGGGCTGGCAAAGAAATTTAGCAAAAAATGCAACCGCGCGGTCTGGCGGTGGCGTCACCCTAAAGGGTGGTCGTGCAACTTCGTGTCAGGTGATTTCGTCTGTCCGGTCAAATAGGCCGTTGCGACCGTCGTGGTGGCCTTGGCGATAGCCGTCGCGCCTCGCGTCTCGCCCGCCAGTGGATACGGCAGCGGAGAGGATCAGAATGGACACGATTGCGCCGGCCATGCCTTCGCCCCAGCCCTGCATGTATTGCTCGCCAATCTGATAGCCGCCCGCCGCGACGAGCATTCCCGTCACGCCATGAAGGGCCAATGACAAACCGGAAGCGCCCATGCTCAAGCGCGTCGCCTTGGAATGGCGTCAGCGATGCTCTCGAATGCGCGCTTCATCTGTTCGCGTTCTTCGCGTGGCCGGTCGGCAAAGAGCTTGCGGAGCCAGTCGTCATCCGGGTGGCGAAACAGGCCCTCGATTGACGTGGCAAGGAGGGCTGCCAGCGGAGCCAGGTATTTGTCCTGCGGCGTGTTGCCCTTGTTGATCCAGCGGGACACCAGCGACTTGTCCGCTCCCAGGTGCTCGATCAAATCCTTCGGCTTCAGCCCGCGATGCTCCATCCACTCCGGAATGAAGTGCTTTCGGCGGGACGGCTTGTCGCTGTGGATTCGGTCGGTTGCTGACATGTGCAACCGTAGAATCCGCAGGTGGCCACGGTCGTTAGCAAAAAAAGTCAACGCACCCTCTTGCCAACAGTTGCATAATCTGCAACGGTGCGGGAATGACAACCCCGAACCCCATTTCCGGATACCGCGAAAAGCACGGCCTGACAGTTGGCCAGCTTGCCGAGCGGCTTGACGTTGACCGCACGACAATCTGGCGCTGGGAAACGGCCCGCTCGCGGGTGCCGGTGCGTCTTCTGGATCGTGTCGAGGCAGTGACCGGCGTGCGCCGTGAGCAACTTCGCCCTGACGTGTTCAGGGGTGCGGCATGACCTACGCCCGCCTCTCGTCCAGCAGGTCCCGGATCGCCTCAAGGTACATCGCGCCTTCATGCAGCGTCTCCCGCTGCCGTGGCGTGGCCTTGTGCTGCCGGGATATGGGCGTGATCTGCGACGCCATGGCCTGCTCCTGCAAGAGCGCGATGGCCTCCAGCAGCTTCTTCCGCCCCTTCGGGGTGCGGGCATACGTGATGATGAATGCGTGGATGCCCGCCCGGACTGCCAGCGGATCGAAGCACTGCAACGACAGCATGATTTCCCTCTCTGCGATGCGAGGGCGGTATTACAGGCTGTTGCGTGCCTTTGGGCAATTCGGTGAATCCCTAATAATTCCCTTGGGTTATCTCAAATTCGTTGCAACCTGCTCAACCGGGGGTAGGTCATGAACGATGACGACTGGCGCACCTACCTCATCGCATTCGGCCCCTGCATCGCGCTGGCGGCTGCTCTGATCTTCCTCTTCTGGATGGGAGTTCTGTGATGGTCGCGGACTATCCGACGCTTCTCGTGCAGCTCGTCCTCTTCGGCTTCGCCTGTGCCGTAACCGGGTGGGGGCTGCGATGAGGGACATCATCTGGTGCGGCCTTTGGGTTGGTGTGACCGGAACACTTGTCGCCCTCAACGTGGCTGACAATTCCACGGTACTTGCTTCTGGTTGGGCGTTTGCCTGCGGGCTGTGGTTCATGAACCTCGTTTCGGCGGTGGCCGACGATGATTGAGCGCATTTCCGCAGGCTTCACCCGCGCCGCAGACACCGCCGAGCACATCGCTGTGCATCACTTCTGGCTGTCAGTGTCGGTGATCGGCCTCCCCATTCTCGCCTGCATCGCCGCACTGGTGATCGCATGACCGCCCTTCATCGGCCGGTGAAGACAATTCAGGTCGCCAATGTCCTGTCTTGGGCTCTTTCCGCCCCCTGTCTCGCAGACGACGGGCAGGGGGCGGGTTCCCGCCGATGTGTTCTCCCGCGTGCCTTCCTTAGCGACCGTCTTTCCCTCCCGCTGGTCGCGGACCTCCCCAGGCACGCCAACTCCCTCGCGAATGAGGGTCTTTCTTTGAGCAACCATCTCGCCAACGCCTGCAAGCACTCGGTCGAGAATGGTCTGCAAGTTCTCCATGGGGCCTCCGTCGCCTCCTGCGTGGTGATCACAAGTCACCACAACGGAGAACGGAAATGTCCCTCATCTCATCGGAAACCGGAGCGCGTGTCGTGTCTGCTCTGACCCTGGAAGCCTCCCGCCTTATTCGCGAAATCACACCGGCTCGCGAAGGCGACAACGTGAAGTCTCGGGTGGCCCGAGCCGCTCGCAAGCTGGCGTGGTCGCTCAACAGGGCAAAGGACGTTTGGACTGCGGACGGACGCATTTCCATCCGCGCGCACGAAATGGACGAGCTTCGCCGCTTGAAGGCTGAGGCAGAGGCTAAGGCGAGGAAACATGCGGATCAGATGGAAGCGGCGTGCCTTGAGAATTTGGCGGATCGCATTGAGCGCAGCGACCCGGAAGCGGGTGGGGAACTGGCTCGTCCGCTCCGGATCGCGGCGCGTGCGTATCGGCTTGGCCTTGAGGAAATGATGTGATGCTTTTCGATAACCCCACGCAAATCGACCCCCCCCATGAAACGCCAGCGACGGCGCTTGAGTTCCTGCACGCGCATTACGCGGAGGTCCGCAAGCGGCTGGGGAAAGCGAATGGTTCCGGCACCGTTCCCCGCCGTCGCGTACGCGGCCCGGAAGACCTTCACGCCACTCGATACGAGGAACCGATTGGCCCCAAGCCGATCATCTATTCGGCCATTGTGGTGCGCGACCTCAACAACCCGCTGCGTGAGATTGCGAACAGGCGCGGGCTGAAACTCGAATACGTGCTGGCGAAGGGCAGGAGTGAGCCAGAGGTGGCCTGCCGGGCGGTGATGGCTCATTACCTTCGCGGTCGCGGCATGTCCCTCCCCCGTATCGGTCAGATGCTCAATCGGGATCACACCTCGATCATGCACCTGATCAGCACCCGCAATGAGAACGGGGAGCGCATCCGATGAGGGACGCTCTCGCGTTCAGCGTCCCCGTTCCGCCATCACTGAACATGTGCTTCCGCAACGTGCCAGGGAAGGGCCGCGTTCGCACGGCTGAGTATCGGGCATGGGCGGAAGAGGCTGGATACCTGCTGGCCTCCCAGCGCCCCGGCAAGGTTGTTGGCCCGTATCAGGCAATCATCCGGCTTCCCGAGAAGATGGCGGGAGACATCGACAACCGCGCGAAGGCCGTCCTCGACCTGATGGTGAAACACAAGATCACCTCGGACGACCGCCTTCTTCACAAGCTGACCATTGAGCGCACGCCCGGCATCGCCAGCGCATGTGTCTCCGTCATGGCGTGGGAGGGGTGATGATCGGCCATCTTCGCATTGGAGACACTGGCGCGGCGGAAAACCTAATTAAGGAATTTCACTATTCGCGTCGAATGCCAGCCAACATACAATGTTGCGCGACGTGGCACCACGACGGCGGATTATTCGGAGATTACGGGCCAGCATACGCTGCATGTCTTTTTTCTATCCCTCCGACAAGGTGGTCGGAAGAAGTGTGGGAACTGTCACGCCTAGTTCGGCGCGACGACGCGTCGTGCAGCCTTACAGGGTTGATTGCAAAAACAATTACCTTTCTTCGACGCAGCGAAGCGATTGACTTGGTTGTTTCGTTCGCGGATTCAACGCAAGGCCACCATGGCGGAATTTATCAAGCGTCGTCTTGGGAATATGACGGCAAGCGCGGACGGATGATGGACGGCATTTTATTGAATGGCGTTTTCGTTCCGGGGCGAAGCTGCAATTCAAAATGGGGAACGCGTTCCCCGGAAAAACTTCGGCAGATGATGCCGACCGCCGATGTCCAGCCGCATTATGACGACGGCAAGCACCTTTATTGGAAATCTCTTTCTCGTCGCGGTGACGCCAAGGCGCGCCGCCTTGGTTTGAAGGCTGAAGCATACCCAAAGCCTGATCGGGTGGCAGCATGAAGGCCATTGCTGCCGTCATCGCCACCATGCGGGCCAAGGGCATGAACGACAGCGACATACTCGATGTCGTGGCTGCAATGGCATCCGTTCAAGATGGCAGCCGCATGGTTGTTGACGAACAGGCGGAACGGCGTCGGGCATATGATCGGGAACGGAAATCCGCGGAACGTCTGCGGAAATCCGCGGACAACCCTTCCCCCCTTTGCCCCCCCTTGTCCCTTCCCCAAACCCCTACCCAATCCCCCCCTATATCCCCCCAACCCACCTTGTCCGGCAAGCCGGACCCCGTGCCGGTCAAGGCCAAGCCGATTGCCTATCCGCCAGCCTTCACCCTGCTGCACGACACGTTCCCCAAACATCCGAACGCATCGAAGTCCGAGGCGCTAAAGGCGTGGACAAGACTAACGCCAGACGATCAGGACCGTGCGCTAGACGGCGCTGTGAGGTATGCTGAGTTTCTGGAGAAAGAGCGACGACGAAGGCCAGATTATCCGCAGTTGCACTTGGTCACTTACATCAATCAACGCCGCTGGGAATCTTTGTTGGAGGACGTTGCATGATCTGCGAGATTGAAAAAGCGTTCTTCCCGAAGCTGGAACACTCAGGGCTTTACGGCGAGCCCGTCGATGGCCTCTTGCCTGCACTGTCCAGGCGGTTTGTTGGTGTCACCCGGCAACAGGCGGAGGATGCAGCCGAGCAGATCATTCGTACCCACGCATCCGGCACGTTTCCCAGATATCCGGCTTGCGAACGGGCTCTGAAAGCCGCGATTGCCGGCGCTGTCCAGCCGCAGATTGCGGCACAATCCGGCCACGGCATCACGGCCGCCACCTACTTCGACGAATGCAAGAAATGGCTGAACCGCTTCGGCCCCGGCTACGTGGTCATTCACCGTGTCAGGGATGCGGCGGCATGGGAAACATGGATTGCCTATTACCGCCAGATCGGCCTCACCTCGAATGCCTCGCTGATGAGCCAGCCTCGGGATGAATGGACGGTCCCGACGCAATACCCCGACAGCTTCGACCGGCAGGCCCCGGCACCGCTGAGCGATGACGAGGTGGCGAAGAGCAGGCGCACCGGACGGTATGCGGTCCAGCGCGAGATACGCGACACCACGAAGGCCGCGACCGATCACCGCTGGGATGATGCCGAGCGCCGCAGAGCAGAGGCCGAGGAGCGCCGCAAGGAAGCGGAGGCTGCATTCGACCGCTGGGCCGAGGAACAGGCTTCACAGCCCATCCCTGCGGCTTCCCCTGAACTTTCCTCCCGCATGGCACAGAGGAGCGCAGCATGACCTTTGTTGCGGTGACAGACAAGGATTACGGACCTCCGCTGGTCGATGCCTACTACTGGGTTGTCGTTGACCATGGGGACGGCGCGCAGCCGGCAGAGTGGTGCAGCGGAGCATTTTGGCTCATCGGAACTGATCAGCCTGTGGACTACAGCGACATAGAGGGCTTCTGGCCAGTGCCGATCCGTGAACCCGCCAAGCTCACAGGAGAGTGAAGGATGGCTAGGCGAGGCCGCAAGCGCAAGATCGGTGCCCGCGTGAACGGACGGCTTGTCCAGTCGAGGGCTGTCCAGACAATCCAGGAAGGGCACGCTGCGGTCTATGTGATGTGGGCAGAGAACACGAACATCGTGAAGATCGGCAAGAGCAACAAGCCCGCCCATCGGTGCAGCGGCATTCAGGTCAGCAACCCGTTCAAGATGTGCGTCGCAGGCTGCCATGTCATGCCGGTCGAGTTGGCGGTAGCGGTGGAGCAATCATTCCATCGCAAGCACTGCGCTCAACCCTATCACATTCGCGGCGAGTGGTATCGGCTGACGCCTAAGGAGGCCAATCGTCTCGTGTCTGCCGAGGCTGCGTTGTTTGGTGTCGATACGGCGTCTGACCTTCAAACGGGCTCGTCTGATGTGGCGTCCGCAATGGTCGGCATGTGGAAATACAACGTCGCCTGACTGGCGCAGGAGAAGCCATGACGATTGCCATCAAGCACCGCGAGCCGAACGGTCGCCCTCAACGCCAGTCCCGCACGAAGGAGGAACAGACCACCATGTCTGTCGCCATGGCACAGCCGCACCGCAAGAGCGCCCGCGTTCCAGAGCATGAGTGGCGTGTCGAGTTGTTCGGTCGGCTGATCCTCGACCGATCCTGGGGCTTCGATGAACAGGGCAAGCGGCTCCGCTATGGCCCTGCCGAGCTTTACGATGCCGGGAACAGGTTCAAGCGGGAGTATCAGGCTTGGCAGCGTGCCAAGGCATCTCGCAGGGCATGGGCGAACGAGAACAGGCCGGCTCCGAGATCCTTTGACGAGGAGCGGTCCATCCAGGTCGCGAACGAGGCTATTGCCCGCTATGGGAAAACGGTCGAGGTGTTTGCCTCGCAGCCCGCTCGCGTATTCGAGGCGGCAACGAACGTCATTCTTGAGGATCAGCCTGAGGACTGGTCACCGGGGCACACGACGATTGAATCGACATACGATGCGCTATGGGCGCTGGCAGAGTATTACGCCCGCTGATTCACAAGATTGTGTATGCCGGGCGTTGACAAATCACCAGGGATAGTGTTTCGTGTCATTTCGATAGGCTCGGACTTGCGTCCGGGTAGAGATCAGTCGCCCAATTATATACCTGACAAAGCAGCCATGGCGAATCAGTCTGAGAGGCGACAGGCCGGCATTGGGGTTGATGGGTGGGTCCGTGTCGCGTGCGATGCGGACTCAATCCGTCGTGCGTCTGCTCGCCTAGCTGACAATTGTCATTTCTTGGGTTCGCCTGAGGATGCGGCCTTCTTGATTGAGGCGGCTATCTCTTCCCTCGCGGCTAGCTTTTCGGCCTCGTCGCTGCGGGACCAGTAGCCCATAATTGTGGGAATTGCCGTGTCGATGACTCGGCTTCGCAGGTCGGCAAACGACAATCGAAGGTAGTCGATTTGACCTGACGTGAAGGCATATGAGCCCAAGGCCCAGTCCTCCTGGGGGGAGGTAGACTTTTTCAGGTAGTGCTTAAGGCGAGGTCTCTTTTTCGACGCGTATTCGGCTGACATCAGATACCAGCCCCTGTGGTTGTTGTTGAAATTAAAGTTTCGAACAAGTCCGTGGGCAATTTCATTGCGCCTGGCGGACCATTGGTCAGCTTCTTTCACCAGACTTTTAATCTTTAGAACTTTTGGCCCCGGCCAAGGAAAGCACTCAATCGCCTCGGTGAGCATGGTCGAGCGCCCTTGGAACGAGGCTATCTTTCCATAGGCTCTTGCCGCATTTCAAAGGATCAGGTAGAGGATAGCGGTGATCCACCGAAGGGTGGCCGCAACGTCCAGCCTGACATTCAGCCGAAGAGTTGACCGCATTGGTCGAACCTCCGGGTCTCGGCTAGCCTCGACCCAAGGGGTTGAGGTGGGTGGCCGCCATCGAACGATACGACCGTCGTTCATGGCTGCATCGGCCCGTCATTGAGGCCCTAGAAACCTCGCTGACGGCCTTCGTTGTCTCCAGTGGCCGCTTCTGCGTGTCCCGTCTGAGGGGTGCGTCCACGGTCTGGCCGAAGGAATGCGGATGGCTGGCGAGGGAGGCCCGAGGGACAAGCTCGGGGGCTCACCAGTCCCGCATTGCCGACTGTTTCAGATTCGCAAGTCTGAGTCCCCGTGCAGGCTGAGACTGTGAACAACTCAGCGGGCACCGCGCGGATTGACCTCGGAATACCGCGCCGCCCATACAGCGCCCTCGGCTTCGGTCGGGGGCGTTTTCATTTCGGAGGCTGGCGATGCTGCTCTTTGCCGCTGGCTTCATGGCAGGTCTAGCCCTCGCCTGCTTCGCCATCATGGCTTTCGTCTATGTGGCGCTGCGGGAATGGGCGGAATGATCCTCTACGCCCTCATCGTCCCCATCGGCACAGCCCTCACGCTGGCAATCATGGATTGGCTGTCATGACGATTGAATACCGCCCCACCAGCGATTTCCCTTTCTGGGTCGTGAGGGAAGACGGCGCTATCGTGTGCGCGTGTCCGACCGAGGACGCTGCAAAGCGGGTTATCCTGGGTCGGAAGTTCGAGCCGTATCCGAACGATCCGGGTTTCATGGTGGCGTGATGGCCGAGCGTGGGCGCAAGCCTGGTTTCACGATGTCTCACGAGCACCGGGCTAAAATCCAAAAAAGCAATGTTCTTAACGCCCTCATCGAACACGCCGAGGGACGGCGCGAAATGAGTGCTTCGCAAGTCACCGCTGGCCTTGGGCTGCTGAAGAAGGCGCTTCCTGACCTGTCAACAGTGACATTGCAGGGCGATGAAAACGGCGGGCCTCTCGTCCTCAAGTGGGAGGACTGATGCAGGTCGTCCGGGTTCCCTACAAGCCTCGGGACCTGTTCAAGACCTACCACAAGAGAACGCAACGCTGGTCCAAGGTCGTGGCGCATCGTCGCTTCGGCAAGACGGTTGGAACGGTCAATGACCTGATCCGCCGCGCTGCCATGAATGACCGGAAGTTCCCGCCGCCGAGGTATGGCTACATCGCGCCGACCTATCGCCAGGCGAAGGACGTGGCGTGGTCCTATCTGAAGCACTACACGGCAGGCATTCCGGGCGTGGAGCAGAAGGAAAGCGAACTGACGGTTGTCTTCCCCACCGGGCAGACGATCAAGCTGTACGGCGCAGACAACTACGATGCGATGCGCGGCCTCTATTTCGATGGGGTCGTGATCGACGAGCCGGCAGACATAGACCCGAGGGCATGGCCTGAGGTCATCCGCCCGACGCTTTCGGACTATGCGGGCTGGGCAACCTTTGTCGGCACTCCGAAGGGCCGCAACTGGTTTTACAAGATCGGCAGGGACGACGCCGGCAAGCTCTATGACGACTGGTTCCACCTGACGCTGCGGGCATCCGAAACGGGCGTTCTGGCTGAGACGGAACTGAATGACGCCAAGCGCACCCTGACGCCGGAGCAGTTTGAACAGGAATACGAGTGCTCCTTTGAGGCCGCTGTGGTCGGTGCCTACTACGGGCGGCAGATGGCAGAGGTCGAGAAGGACAGGCGCATTTGCTCCGTCCCCTACGATCCGATGGCCCGCGTCTGGACGGCCTGGGATTTGGGCATGGATGACGCGACGGCGATCTGGTTCATGCAGGGCGTTGGGCGGGAAGTCCACGCCATCGACTATTACGAAGCGACGGGCATGGACCTGGCGCATTACGTGCAGATGATCCAGCGCAAGCCTTATGTCTATGGCGGGCACATCCTGCCCCATGACGTGAGGGCGCGGGAACTTGGAACGGGCAAGAGCCGGGAGGAAGTCCTTCGCGGCCTGGGGCTTGAGATCACGATAGCCAAGGACCACCGGGTAGATGACGGCATCAACGCTGTCCGCCTGATGCTGCCGAGGGTGTGGTTTGACGCTGAGAAGTGCCATCGCGGCATTGAGGCGCTGAAGCTTTATCGCGCCGATTATGACGACAAGAACCAGGTGTTGAAGCCGAAGCCAGTCCACGACTGGTCGTCGCATCCGGCTGACGCCTTCCGATATTTCGCCATGGGTTCAGAGGGCTTCGCCAAGGCTGGCGGCGCACCTGTTCCTGTGTTTCGCCCGAGGAAGGTCGCTTAATGGACACGAGCGAATATTCCTCGAAAATCTCTGCGCTTGTGCAGGACTGCGAGGACTATCGCGACGAGCGGTCGAAGGACCGGCTTGCGGCGATGGAATTCTATGACGGCAACCCCGACGCCATTCCCTATGAGGATGGCCGTTCAAAGGTCGTCTCCCGCGATGTCCGTGCGTCGATCAAGAAAGTTCTCCCTTCAATCGTCCGCACGCTGTTCGGCAACGAGAAGATTGTAGAGTACCAGCCGCGCGGACCAGGGGATGAGCAGGGAGCCGAACAGGCGACCGACTACATCAACGCTGTGGTCCTTCCCGAGGGTGGCGGGACCAAGGTTCTCATTGATGCCGTCTATGACGCTCTGAAGCTTCGTAATGGCGTTCTGAGGTGGTGGGCGGACGAGCGTACCGAGATCGACGTTTCGACGCATACGGGCCTGACAGAGATGGCCTTTGCGCAGCTTGTGTCAGAGCCCGACATCGAAGTTCTGGAGCACAGCGCCGAGCCCACGGCTTTCGAGGTGTTTCATTCGGTCAAGATCAAGCGGACGGTGACGAAGCGCGAAATCCGCTTTGCCGCTGTTCCGCCTGAGCAGTTCCTGATCCATCCCGACGCGACATCGATGGAAGATTCCATCATCGTCGGCCTCAAGACCCGCATCAGGCGTTCTGACCTGATTTCGATGGGGTATGACCCGGAGAAGATCAAGAACCTTCCTGATGCCGAGGACAACATCGGGCAGGACAACGAGGATTTTGAGCGCGAGGACTACAGCCGGATCGGGCGCAACGACGCCTCGATTGATTGGGCCACTCGTGAGGTCGATTATTGGGACCTGTATGTGCGTTGCGACCTTGACGGGGACGGCCTGTCGGAACTTCGCCGCATGGTCTATGCCGGCACGATCACGGATGAGAACATCCTTGAGAACGATTACGCCGATCACGTCCAGTTCTGCGACCTGAAGTGCGAGTATCAGCCGCACCAATGGGAAGGCGTGTCGATTGCCGATGACCTGATCGAAATTCAGCGGGTCAAGACGGTCATTCTCCGTTCGACGCTCGACAACATCTATTGGCAGAACAATCAACAGCCCGTCGTCAAGATGAGCGCGCTTGAAAACCCGGAAGCGGTCTTCGAGCCGACCTTTGGTAAGCCGATCCTGATCAAGGACAACGTGGCATCCATTCGGGACGCGTTCCAGTTCGCGCCTGTTCCGGTGATTGCGCCTCAGGCGTTCCAGATGCTGGAGTATTTCAACCAGGAAGCACAGGACCGCACTGGCGTCTCCGATGCTTCTGCCGGCCTTGCCCCGGATGCCCTTCAGAACATGACGGCGAAAGCCTCTGCGATGATTGAACAGCAGGGGATTGGCCAGACGGAACTGATTGTCAGGAACCTTGCCGAGGGGCTGAAAAGCTTCTTTCGCGGCATTCTCCGGCTGGTGGTCAAGCATCAGGACAAGCCGCGCACCGTCAGGCTTCGTGACGAGTGGGTGGAGTTCGATCCGAGGTCGTGGAACGTCGGCATGGACGTGTCGGTCAACGTTGGTCTGGGCGCAGGAACCCGCGAACGCGATCTGATGATGATGATGTCGATCCTCAACCTTCAGGAGCGCATTGCCGGCGTCATGGGGACCGATAATCCCTTCGTGAAGCCGGAACAGCTATCGAACACGCTTCAGCGCCTTGTGCAGGCTACGGGCCTCAAAAGTCCGGCCATGTATTTCGCGGAGCCCGACCCGCAGGAAGTCGCCCAGATGATGGAGGCGGCCCGCAACAAGCCAAATCCCGAGGTGATGAAGGAACAGGCCCGCGCTCAGGCCCAGATGCAGGTCGAGCAGATGAAGGCGCAGGCCCAGATGGCGATGGAGCGTGAGAAGGTCCAGCTAGACGGCCAGCTTCGCCAGCTTGAGATGGAAGTGCAGCGCGACAAGGAAGCCGCACAGGCTGAAGCTGACCTTCTGATCAAGCAGAAGGAGATGGAGCGCGACGCAGCCAATGCCGAGCGTGAAGCCATCCTTCAGCAGCAGAAGGCCGAACTGGACGCCATGCTGTCGCGTGAGCAGATCGCCTCGAATGAGCGCATTGCACAGGCCAACAACGAGACGAAAATCCTGATCGCTGAGATGCAGCTTCGCATGAGGGCTGCGGAAGTCGAGATCCAGGCCGTGCAGGCTGACGAAGACCGGGAAGCCGCTAAACAGGCCGCCAAAGCCCCTGCGGAGCCCGCTGAATGACACCGCAGGATCGCAAGGCCCTTGCAGAGCAAATCCTGACCAACCCGCTCACGGACCTTGTTCTGTCCGAAATTGAACGAGACGCAGTTGAACGGGGCGTCTTCGCTCCTGCAACCGATCACGAAGCCCGCGCTGCCGCCATGGCAGAGGTCCGGGCCATCCGAGCTTTCCGGCACCACCTCACGGCATCGCTGCGAGACACGGCTGCCCGGAAGGGCGCACCGGCATAAGCCGGGCGCTATCTAAGACCCAAGAGGCACAATGAGCGAAACCGACACCCCGGCCTCGGCTGGGACCGAGAGCGCGCCCCTCATCGAGAACGACACTCCGCAAGGCGCTTCTGATTTCGACCCGTTTGATACGGACACCGAAGATGAAGAGGTCATTGGCGGAACCGAGGATGAGCCAGAAGAGGCTGAGCAGGCAGAAGAGCCCGCAGAAGCCTCAAGCGAGGAACAGGCTGAAGATACCGAAGCCAAAGAGGCCGAGGCCACGAAAGAAGACGATGTTGTTGTCGCGCTTCCTGATGGGTCCAAGGTCGAACTGGCTGAGTTGAAGAAGGGCTACCTTCGCCAGGCTGATTACTCGCGCAAGACGGCTGAGTTAACCAACACTCGCAAGGCCGTCTCTGAGCAGGCAGAGCGAATTTCCCGCATCACGGAAACGCTTGTCGATTCTCTCGCACAGCGATTGCCCCCGAAGCCCGATTTGGCTTTGGCGGCACAGGACATCAACGCCTACACCCTGCAACTGGCCTATCATAACGAAGGTCTAGCCGAGGTAGAGCGGATTATCCGCCTCGCTGACGAGCCCAAAACCGTCAGGGAAAGCATGACTTCGGAAGAGCGGGCAACGTTCCTACAGGAACAGCGCCGGATGCTGTCCGAGGCCCTGCCGATCACCAATGACGCCAAGGGCTGGGAGAAATTCCAGACAGACGTGAGGTCAGTTGGCCGCAAGGTCGGCCTGACCGATGCTGAGATGGAGAAGATAGACGATCACCGAATGCTGGTGCTCGGCTATTGGGCCGCAAAGGGCATGGAAGCCGAACAGGCATCCAGGGTTGCCAAGCAAAAGGTGGTGTCAAAGCCCCCTGTTGCGACGCAGCCGCGCCGTCAGGCAGCCCCCCCGAAGTCTCAGGATTACGTGAAGCACATTCGCCGCGCCTCCGAAACCGGCTCTGTCGACGATGTCCTGGCCGCATACATGGCCCGGAAGCGTGGATAGGGCCTTTTCCCCTTATCTTCGGAGACTAAACAATGGCTGTCGTTAGCGGCACTTTCCGCACCGGCTCGGCCCTCGCCAATCGCGAGGAGCTTTCCGGTGAGGTGAACCTGATTGATCCTCAGGACACCCCCATCTATTCCATGATCAAGGGTCCGCGTTGCGTGTCCACTCATCCCGAGTGGTCAATCGAGACGATGGACGCCCCTGCCGACAACATTCAGGAGGAAGGTGCGGAGTATCAGTTTGATACCACCGATCCTGTCTCCCGCGTCGGCAACTACACGCAGATTTTCCAGAAAACCGGCATCGTTTCGGGCACGCAGGACGTGGTTGATAACGCCGGCAAGCTGGAGCAGTCCGCGCGCAAAAAGCTGATCAAGGGCGTGGAGATGCGTAAGGACGTGGAATTTTCCATCGTCAACAACGCTGCCTCCGTCGCTGGCAACATCCGCCGCTCTGGCGGCCTGCCGTCCTGGATCACGTCGAACGTCTCCCGCAACTCGGGCTCGAACGGCGGCTTTAGCTCCGGCACCGGCCTTACCGTCGCTGCCACCAACGGCACCCAGCGCGCCTTTACCAAGGCGCTCACGGATACCGTCATGCAGTCCGGCTACACCAACGGCGCGAACTTCAAGTATCTCGTGGTTTCGCCCTACGTGAAGTCGGTTTTCGTCACGTTCATGTCGGACACCAACGTTGCCGCCTACCGTTATTCGGCGGACAGCGGCAAGGGCAACTCGATCATCGCCAACGCGGACTTCTACGAAGGTCCGTTCGGCAAAGTCGCTGTTGTTCCTAACCGTGTCATGGCGTCGTCTGCCAGCCTTGCCCGCAATGCCTTCTTCATTGACCCGGCCTATCTCAAGTGGGCCTGGCTGAAGGGTCGCGGGATCATGGAGGACAGCGACGTTGCCAAGACCGGCGACGCCAACAAGTTCGTCCTGATTGGCGAGGGCACGCTTTGCCCGAAGAACGAGAAGGGCCTGGGCGTCGTTGCTGACCTCTACGGCCTGACTGCCAGCACCTGAGGAGAGACGCGATGAACTATCTTCCCTTTAACCACACCGCGTCTGCCACGCTGAATCGTAACACCCACTCCGAGGTGGTGAACACGATCAACGCGGCTGCTGGCCTCACCCTGACCCTGCCGGCTGCTTCCGGCTCGGGCGACACGTATCTGTTTTATGTCGGCACCACGGTCACGTCCAACGACGTGATCATCCGTGTTGCCAACGCGAGCGATACGATGTCGGGCCTTGCAATGCTGGCGCAGGACGCAGCTGACACCGCTGTTGTTTTCGAGACTGCGGCGTCTTCGGATACGATCACGCTCAACGGCTCGACCAAGGGCGGCATTGTCGGTGACAGCATCACCCTGACCGACGTGGCGGCCAACAAGTGGTCCGTCATGGTGTCCGGCTCGGCTACCGGTACTGAGGCGACGCCGTTCTCGGCTGCCGTTTCGTAACGGGGCTGACCACAACATCAGAGGGGGCGGGCTTCGGCTCGCCCCTTTCCTTTTGGGGATACCGAATGACCGAAGAACCCAAACGCCGGGGGCGTCCCCCGCGCGTGGCAACCGCTATTGCCGATTACACGATCCGCGTCCGCGTTATCCGCGACTTCTGGGTCGGTGAAGACCGCACCACCGCCGGCACTGTCCTCGACATGGACGTGATGGACGCGTTGCCCGGCATTGAGGCGGGTTCCCTCTCTTGGGTTCGCGATGCTGATTAAGGACGGCGACTGGACGCTCGTCACCTGGGACCCGAAGACCGGGAAACAGACGTGGCGACGCCATGAACCGGACGGGTCTGTGACGTTCCGCACTGACATGCCCGTAGATGACACGATTGAAGAGAACCAGATCGCCCGAAACGCTGCCTCTAACAACTGGCAGGGCGACTGGCATCGGGTTGCCTCCGTGCCGATGAACCTGTTCTTCTCGCAGCTTCAGGAAGCCCATACCGAGGGCGACGAGCGGTATATCTCCCGCTGGCTGAATGACAGCGACAACCGTGCTTTCCGAACCAAATCGGGGACTGTATGAGCGCAATCGCTGACTTCTCCGAACTTGTCCTTGCCGTTGGCGAGCACATCAACAGGACCGACCTCGTTGATGTCATGCCGCGCTTTGTCCGCATGGCGGAACTGAAGCTTGATCGGGAATTGCGCCTTCGCGATCAGGAGGCAAGCGACGACCTGACCACGGATGCGGACGGAGAAGTTGCCCTTCCGACCGACTTCCTTGAGGTGCGGTCGATCTACGTGACCGGAAGCCCGCCGATCATCATCCCGGCTCTTAGCGAAGACAATTCCATCATGGAATTTACCGCTGGCACGGCGCGCGGCTTCATCATCAATGGCGACACGCTCCGCATCCGCCCGGCTGCCGTGGCGACGGTACGCCTCAACTACTTCTCGTCCATCCCGGCGCTGGAAACCTCGACCAACCAGGTCAACTGGCTGCTGACGAAATACCCTGACATCTACCTTTACACGACGATCTTTGAAGCAGCGGTTTACACCGGCGACACGGATCGGGCTGGCGCTGCTGATGGGCTTGCAAAAGCCGCGATTGCCTCCGCCATGCGCTATTCCAAGATGTCGAAGCTTTCCCGCGCTCGGGTAAGGGTCGGAGGGCTCTGCCCATGAGCCTCCTTTCGATGTGCGCCGAAACGGCAATCCTCCTTAACCAACCCAGCGTCACGTCCGTTTACAGCAACCCCAACCGCTTTGAGCAGGAACTTCTGTTGCTCTGCGAAGAGACGGGCGAAGAGCTTGTGCGCCGCCATGATTGGGGCGAACTGGTCAGCACGCAGACCTACGCCACCACGCCGGGCACGCTCCCGGTTGACTATGAACGCCCGACCATGGGCTCCCCCGTCCGCCTTGGAACCACGCCCATCCGTGGCGCTCTTTCGGATGCCGAGATGAACCTGAAGCGCGGGGCTCCGTCTGGATCGCCCCCCCGGTATCTCATCCGGAAGCCAACCCTTGAAGTGGCCCCAGCGCCAGCGACCACTGTGACCTTGGAATATGTCTCCAATTATTGGGTCCGCTCGGCCACGGGGTCACTTCAGGCTGAGTTTCTGGAAGACACGGATTATTCCGTCATCCCCGAAGACATCATCGTTCTCGGCATGAAATGGCGCTGGCGTCGCCTCAAAGGCCGTCCGTTCGACGATGAACTGGCGGAATACGAAGCTGCTGTTGAATACCGGATGCAGGCAGACCGTTCCATGCGCGTCTCCCAGGTGGCCAAGTGAAATTCCCCGCCCGCATTTCCAAGCGGAAGACCAACGCGCAGGAGCCCCGGACCAAGACCGTGCAGATACAGCCCCCCGTCAAGGGCTGGAATACGGAGCAGTCTCTGGCCGAAATGGAGCCGGGTTATGCTCCCGTTCTCGACAACTGGTTTCCCGATCCTGATGGGGTCAGGCCGCGCTATGGATCGCTTGTCCACTCGACCGGGCTTGGCGATGATGTCGAAAGCCTCATGTCCTTTGTTTCCGGCACGACGCGGAAGCTATTCGGGGCCAGCGGGGCGAACATCTATGACGCATCGTCTTCCGGTGCAGTCGGTGCGGCAGTCTGGTCAACGGCGACCTCGGACAGGTGGCAGTCGGTTAACTTCGCGACCTCTGGCGGGCAGTTCCTGATTGCCTGCAACGGGTCGGATCACCCGATCAACTACAACGGGACGGCTTTTGCCGCGACGCCCGCCATCACAGGCGTGACGGGTGGTGCGGGGACGCTCGTCAACGTGTTCTCGTCGCAGTCCCGACTGTTCTTCTGCCAGCTTAATTCCGCGTCCGTCTGGTATCTCTCGGCATCCTCGATTGGCGGCGCTGCGACGGAACTTCCCCTTGGCGCGCTCCTGACCAAGGGCGGTGCGATCATCGCTGGCCTCACGTGGTCAACCGACAGCGGCGCTGGCATGGATGACCGCACGGCCTTCGTCTCGTCTGAAGGCGAGGTTCTTCTATTCGAGGGCACCGACCCGTCTTCGACCACCACATGGTCCCTGAAGGGGCGCTATACGATTGGCCGTCCTCTTGGGTATCGGTGTCTGGCCAAGTTCGGCGGCGATATTGCTGTCCTCACGCAGGACGGTCTGATTTCCATCGGCGCTTCGATGAACCTTGACCGGACGGCCTCACAGCAGGCTGCCCTGACGAGGAACATCCGCAAGGCATATGCCGACGCTGTGAGGGATAACCAGGACACTTTCGGCTGGCAGACGGTGGGATTCGCGGCGGGCAACATGCTCATCGTCAATGTTCCGAACCAGTCCACCGGACTTAATCAACAATACGTCATGAACACACTCAACGGCGCATGGTGCCGTTATCAGGGCATGAACGCCCTGTGTTGGGTGGAACATGACAACGGTCTTTATTTCGGCGCGGCCTCCGGAGAAATCAGGCAAGCCGAAACCGGCTCCCTTGATAATGATCAGTCCGTTTCCCTGTTCGGTATCGGGGCATTCAGTGGCCTTGGCGAACCGGCATCCATCAAGACAGCGGTGACAACCCGCGTTTTGTGGAAAGGGTCGGATTCAACGCCAATCTACCTGTCGATAGCCACCGATTACAACCTTGAACCGATCTTTGAGGAATACGAACAGACGATCAGGTCCGGGAATTATTTCACCTGGGACCTGTCAGCCTGGGATACCGCGTTCTGGCCTCCTGAGACGGAGCTTGGAAGTTCTGCAAACTCCCTGATCTGGAACGTCGGCAACTGGGATGAGAAGTTTTGGGCTGGTGGCTCGTCCATCGTGAACCGGATGTATTCCGTCTATGGCTCCGGGCACGCTCTGGCCGTTGCCTTCCGCTATGACATGGCCGGCTCGACCGCCCGCGATCCTGTTACGAAAATCTACCGCTTTGACCTCACTTACGAGGCGGGCGAATCCGTCTGATGTGGACGATTGAGACTGGCCCCCGCATCACCGAATGGTGCGGCGACCGGCTCGGAACGGTGATGGCAGGGCCTCACCAGTCCTTCGGCATTGTCCGGGATGGCGAGGTCATCGGCGGCTGTGTGTTCCAGAATTGGAACCAGCATGACATTGACGTTGCCGTGGTTGGCATCGGCGCAAGCTGGCCTCGGGCTTTTCTGAGGCGGCTGGGCCATTACGCATTCGAGGAACTGAAGTGCTGCCGGGTGACTGCGATAACGCGGTCTGACAACCAGCGCGCCGTCAGGGTCCTCAACAAGTTCGCAACCTACGAAGGCACGAAACGCAAGGGCTTCGGCTCCTGCGATGCGCTGATCTTTGGCATTTTGAAGGAGGAGTGGCCCTATGGGTGCTAGTTCCCCGCCCCCGGCTCCCGATCCGAAGGTGACGGCAGAGGCTCAGACGAAATCCAATCGCGAAACGGCGATCACGAATTTCGGGCTTCAGGCTGTCAACCAGACGGACGCTTCCGGGAATAAGCTGACCTATAACCAGATTGGCACATGGGCAGACGGCACCCCCCGGTATGAGTCAACGCAGCAGTATTCCGCTGCGAACCAGGGGCTTTTCGACACCAACCAGCGCACCCAGCAGACGCTCGCCAACATCGGCAATGAGCAGTCGTCGCGCATTCGGGGCCTTCTCGGGTCCAATATGCAGCTTGGCGACAATGAGCGGGCGGGCAAGCTGGCGGACATGCGCCGTTCCCGCATCGACCCCCAGTGGCAGCAGCAGGAGGAAGCCCTTCGCACCCGTCTGGCAAATCAGGGCGTTGCGGCGGGTTCTTCGGCCTTTGATGCGGAGATGCGCCGTTTCGGGCAGAACCGTTCGGACGCCTATAACCAGCTTGAACTGGACGCACGCGGTACGATCAATCAGGAAATCGCTGCCGAGCGCAATGCGCCGATCAACGAGATTTCCGCGCTGATGTCGGGTTCGCAGGTGACGCCATTCCAGCCTGCGAATGCGCCCCGCGTGTCGCAGGCCAACACCGACGTGGCCGGCATTACACAGGCCGCTCATAACGCCAACATGCAGGCATGGCAGGCGGAAAACCAGTCAAATATGGGCCTTCTCGGCGGCCTTTTCGGACTGGCTACGCCGGGCGTCCAGCTTCTGAAGATGTCGGACGAACGGGTGAAAGAGAACATCGAAAAGGTCGGCAACACCAACAACGGGCTCGGCATCTACCAATACAACTTCAAGGGCGACCCGACGCCGGAAGTCGGCCTTCTGGCTCAGGAAGTCCAGAGGAAGAAGCCGAGCGCGGTCGTCAAGCGGCCCGATGGCCTGCTGATGGTTGACTACGCCAAGGCTACGAAGAAGGGGAAGCGTTGATGGCTCAGGGCTTCTTCTATACCGGCGAAGAGGGCAACCTTGCCACGCGCCGGAAGCTGTATGAGATGATGCAGCGACAGGGCACCTCGACGGAGCCGATTAGGCACTGGACGCAGGGCCTTGCCCGCGCCCTGACTGGCGTTACGGGCGTCTTGGGGATGGACAAGGCCGACGCCGAGCAGAAGCGCGTCGATCAGGAAGCCATGGCCGGCATCCTCGGCACGGCCCGTCCCGATACCGTGTCGGGTTCTACCGGGATGGAAGCGACGGCTCCGGCTGGTGCATCTCCTGCTTCCGCTTCAGTTTCGCCTTCTCCCGCTGCGTCTCCCGCTGCCCCCGCGTCGTTCTCCGGCGGGTCGCAGGAGTTTATTTCCCAGATGATGCCGCACGCCCAGCGGGTGGCACAGCAGACGGGCGTTGATCCGCGCATTGTCATCGCACAGGCCGCCCTCGAAAGCGGCTGGGGGCGTCGTGCGCCGGGCAACAATTTCTTCGGCATCAAGAGCCACGGTGCGCCCGGTGGAAACACCTTCGCCACGACGGAGGTTGTCAACGGCCAGCCCATCCGCACCCGAGACAGCTTCCGCGCTTACGGTTCGATGGGTGAAAGCGCCGATGGATACGCACAGTTCCTTCAGCGGAACCCGCGTTATCGCCCGATGCTTCAGGCGCAGGGCCTCGATGCACAAATCCAGGCTCTTGGCGCGTCCGGTTACGCCACCGATCCGAACTACGCCGCGAAAATCAGGCAGATCGCGTCCGGCCTTCAGTTGCCGACCGCTCCCCCCGCTGCGCCGCGTCCTGACAGCCTTGACGGTGGCGATGGGTCTGACCCGGCTCCCATGATTGACGGGCGCAACCTGCCTGACAGTGGCGCTCTGGCGGCTCCCGATCTTGCCGGTTCATTCGATCAGATGCGCCGCGCTGCCCCCGGCCCGATGGACCCGCGCGCGCGTTCATTCGATCAGATCACCCGCGCGGGCGCTGGAATGCAGCCCTCGCAGGCCATGTCACCGGCTCCGTCAATGGACAGCATGATGGCGGGTCAGCAGATCACTCAGCCTGCCGCCCCTTCAGTTGATAGCATGATGATGGGGCAGCAGGTGGCGAGGCCGATGCAGGCCCCGATGCCGCAGCCGCGTCCAAACCTTGAGCCCCCGGCAGGCGCACAGCAGGCAGCCGCACGCCAGCAGATTGCCGGCATGATGGGCCTTAACGAGCGCGACCGCCTGATGATGCTTCGCGATGAGCAGTCCCTTGCCCCCGGTGAGGCTGACACGCTTCGCGCTGGCCTTGGTGGTCAGGCTCCGACACAGCAGGCACCGCAGGCAGCGGCCCCTTCAGCCAATCCTATCGCCAGATTGCGAGAGATGGTCATGGGCGGCGGTTCCGCGTCTCCTGCGGCACAGGCACCGGCAACGGCACAAGGCCAGCCCACGGCATCCGCTGCGGCTCCTGCTGCGGCCCCGGCTCCCGGCGATCAGCGAGCCCGTCTGATGCAGGCCATCATGAATCCGAACGTCTCCCCCACGGTTCGGCAGGCTGCTCTGATGGCATATCAGAACTCGGACCCGGCGAAGCTTGAAGCGTCGCGTCTTGCGAATGAAGCCGCGCGTCTCGGCATCCAGTCCAGCCAGCGCCAGCTTGCCGCCCCTGTTCCGAACAGCCCTGAGGCACTTGCAGCGCAGACGCGAGCCCGCGAGGCAGAGGCTGACAGGATGGGGCTCACGGGTCAGGCCCGTCAGCGTTACGCCCTGACCGGGGCTCTTCCCGATCAGCAGAGCGAGACAATCCCGGCGCAGATCAGGACCCGCGAGGCAGAGGCGCAGCGCCTTGGCCTTCGCCCCGGTACGCCTGAGTATCAGAACTACGCCTTGACCGGTCGTTTCCGCGATAGCCCAGAACTTTCCTCGGCTGACCGCAGGGCGATCATGGAAGCCGAAGATCAGGTGCCGATTATCCAGAACACGCTTGGACAGCTTCAGCGAGCCCGCGAACTCAACAGCCAGGCATTCTCTGGCCGCCTTGCCGGCGCAGCGACCATGATCGGAACGTCCGGTATCCCCGGCGCAGGCCTGCTTGTTGACCCCGAGAAGGCTAAGGCGTCTCGCGAGTTTAACCAGATCATGAGCAGCCAAGCTATCGAGGCGATGTCTGCGACGCTGAAGGGCGCAACGACTGACCGCGAAATGGCGCAGTTCAAGGAAATTCTGGGCGATCCGTCCACGCCTCCGGAAATTCGACAGCGCACGATCGACCGCATGATCACGCTTGCTGAGCGGCAGATGCAGCTTCAGCAGACGCGCGTCCAGCAGCTTCGCGGCAGGGACTATTTCCGCCCCGGTGGCGGTCAGCCCGGCACGCCCCCGGCTGCTGCCGGATCGGGACCGCGTCGCATCAATACGCCCGAAGAGTTTTCCGCCCTGCGTAGTGGGGATGAGTTTGTTGCCCCTGACGGCTCCGTGCGGAGGAAGCCCTAATGGCTAACTGGTGGGAATCCGCCCCGCTTGCACAGGCCGAAAAGCCAACCGCCGGTGGGAACTGGTGGGACGCCGCGCCTGTCGTTACCGCCGCTGAGAAGGGGCCGCAGGATGACCAGTATCGCCGCGCCGCTCGGGAAGACCTTCAGCGCAGCGGGACGGGCTCTGGCAGGCTTCAGCGGCAGATCATGCAGGGCCTTACCTTCGGCGCTGCCGATGAGATTATCGCAGGGGCGATGACGCCTTTCGAGATGGTCCGTCGCGGCACGTTTAACCCGGTTGAGGGGTACAACTATGCCAAGGCTCGCGAAGACCTCGCTCTTGAGCAGGACCGTTCACGCGATGGGCTCTTGGGCTCGGTTGCCGAAGTCGGCGCTGGCGTCGCAACGGGCGTCGGTGCTGCGAGGGCTGGCCTGACCGCTGGACGCTACCTTGCACCCAATGCGGGGCTTGGTGCCCGCTCTCTTGCCGGTCTTGCTGATGGCGCTGCTTATGGCGCTGCAACGGGAGCGTTGACCGGATCAGGCGAGGGCCGCGTGACTGGCGCGCTTCAGGGCGGCGTTATCGGTGGCGTAGCTGGTGGTGTTCTTCCCGGCGTCGTGGCTGGCGTCTCGCGAGTTGCCTCCCCGATCACGTCAAACATTGCAGCCCGGCGCAATCCAGAGGGTTTCGCACAGGATCAGGTCGCCCGCGCCATCTCCGAAAGCGGCAGGGCTCCGCAACAGATCATTGACGACGTGGCCGCAGCCGCTCGGGAAGGGCAGGGCGTCTTTACCGTTGCCGATGCCATGGGCAATTCCGGGCAGAGGATGCTTTCGACCGTCACCCGCAATCCTGGGGCTGGTCGCACTCAGGCGGTGGAGTTCCTTGACGGCAGGCAGGCAGAACAGGGCCGACGCATTGCGGGCTCCCTCGATGATGCCTTCGGCTCGTCTCAAACTGCGGCATCGCTTGAGCGAATCCAGACGGCGGCACGTCGGGCAGAGGGAAACCTTCTGTATGGTGACGCACGCCGGCAGGCTGGCGCGGTTGATCCGACTGCGGCTATTCAAAAGGCTGACGACGTGCTGCGCCCCGGCATCAATCGGGTGGTGTCCACGCCATCGGCAATTTCCGATACTTCGGTGCAGGGTGCCGTCAGCCGCGCTCGTTCATTCCTGACGGATGGGCGTTCTGTCCTGTCAAACTTTGACGACGTTCTTGCTGCCAAGGGCGAAATCGACAGCCTGATTGAGCGCGCGACCAGCAAGCAGCAGCGGGCGCTTATTCCCATCCGCGACGCTCTTGACGACGCGCTGGCGTCCGCCTCGGCTCCGTATGCAAAAGCCCGCGATGCTTACCGCACCGCAAGCCAGGGTATCGAGGCAATCCAGACGGGTCGCCAGGCCGCAACGCGAGGCCGTTTCGAGGACACCACTGCGGCGTTCTCTGGCATGTCCCCGGTGCAGCAGGCTGGCTTCCGTTCCGGTTACGGGGACGTTCTGACGGAGCGTGTCCAGAACGCAGCGCAGGGCGTCAACAAGGCCCGCGACTTCACGTCCGATGCTGCAAGGGCAGAACTTCCGGCATTCTCCCGTCCGGGGCAGGCTCCGCTTCTCGACCGTCGCCTTGGGCGCGAAAACGTCATGTTCGAGACGCGCAATGCGGCCATGGGTGGGTCAAAGACAGCCGATAATCTGGCAGACAGTGCGTCAACCGGCCTTTCGCCTGAAATCTTCGGCAATCTGCTTTCTGGAAACTGGAGTGGGGCTGCTCGCAATCTGATGTCGCGAGCTAGTTCTGGCATGACCGGCAACACCGCGCAGGTTCGCGAGAAGTTGGCGGAAATCCTGTTGTCCCGTGGCGGCTCCGCCTCACAGATCGGGACGGTTCTTCAGCAGTCGCAGTCCAATGCCGATGCACGCCGCAGGATTGCAGAACTTGTGATGCGTGGCGCTCTGGGCGGCGGTTCGGCAGCGCCGGGCGCGCTTAGTATCCCCTCCACCAGTGGGCGATAATCCCGCCCACGATGGAAACAATCAGGACCTGAAGACCAAAGCCCCAGCCCGGACCCCAGAACGGCTCCGGTGGTTTTGGCTGTTCTACATCATCAACGCGAGCCGTCCACTGGTGCGGCTCTAGGTCAATCTCTTTCCGATCCATCCGCCAATCATGCCCTATCAGCCGCCCCGTCACAAGGGCGGCTTTTTCTATTGGAGAAGCCGATGCCCCGTAACGGCTCGTCAGCCTACAATCCCCCGAGCGGTACGGCACCACTCCAGCCATCGACCCTTGCCGATGCTACCAAGCTCGAAAGCCGCCTGAGCGACATCGGAAGCGAGATCACGGCGTCCCTTGCCCGTGATGGCGTGGGGGCCATGACTGGCGCGCTTAAGGGTGTTGCGGGCTCGGCCCTTGCCCCTGGCTTTTCGTTCAGCAGCGATACCGACACCGGCATCGCCTTGATTTCCGGGCGCATCTGCATCGTGAAAGATGGTGTGGTTGTCGCATCTGCCGATAGCGACGACGTTCTGTTTCCGATTGCGGCTGCTTTCTCTGCCACCACCACCTTCAACGGCACAACGACATTTAACGGGCCTCTGACCTCGGGCGCGCTTTACGGTGCGGGCCTCGTTCCGACCGGAACCATGTCGCACTTCGGCGGCATCACGGCCCCGTCCGGGTGGCTCTTTGCGCGCGGTCAGGCTGTCTCGCGTTCCACCTACTCGGCGCTTCTGACGGCTATCACAGCCACGGGCACGGCGACGACCAACGGCACGACCACGCTTTCCTCCGTCTCGACTGACCTGACCGGCCTTGGCCTTGAGGGAGCGGTTATTGAGGGCTCGGGCATCGTTTCGGGCACCACGATTGCCGCAATTACAGCCACCACGATCACACTGTCTCAGGCCGCGTCCGGTTCTGCCTCTGGCGTGACGATTACCATTTTCCCGTGGGGCAATGGCGACGGGTCGACGACCTTCACTGTTCCTGACGGGCGCGGTCGCGTTCTCGCTGGCCTTGACATCATGGGCGGCACATCCGCCAACCGCCTCACCAACCAGTCCGGGGGCGTGAATGGCGATGTCATCGGTGCTGCTGGCGGCTCCGAAACCCACACGCTGACCTCCGCACAGCTTGCCGCGCACACCCACACCACGGCTTCCCAGGTTGTCGTGCCTCGGGACGGGTGGGGCACGTCCGGGGGGTCTTTCGGCACTCCGACATCAGGCCGGCTCGTGGTCGGGTCTGGGGCTTTTGAGGCCGGCGAACTCCTTGAATCGCTTCGCCAGCCCGCCGGCGACCAGACCGTCTCGCTGACCGGTTCAACCGCCTCGGGCTCGTCCGGCTCGGGTGACGCTCACAACAACGTCCAGCCGACGCTGGTTCTCCCCATCATCATCAAGACCTGAGGGCATCGCCATGCCGATTTCCGGGGGCAGCTACACGCTGCCGACGAACGCCTTTGCTCAGCCTGTTGCCAACACGCAGGTGCCCGCCGCTTCGGCTGCGGAAACCCTGTCCGACATCGAACTTGCCATTGATAGCCTTGTTGACGGCAGCGGTCTGGCAGACGGGGCAATCGGCAATGCCGAGTTTCGCGATAGCGCGGCTCTCTCCGTCGTTGGGCGCTCCGCGAACTCGACCGGTGACGTTGCCGACATCACCGGAACGGACGGCCAGGTTCTTCGCGTCTCGGGGACCACTCTCGGCTTCGGAACGGTTGCTGCTGCGGGCCTTGCTTCCGACAGCGTGACGACAGCGAAGATCGCTGACAACAACGTCACCATTGCCAAGCTGGAGCAGGGCGCGGCTCGTTCCGTCATTCTCAGGGCTGCCAACTCGACAGGCAACTACGCGGCATCTGCCCCCGCAGCCGGCTCGTTCAACCTCCTGATGGAGAGCAACAACGTCCTCGGCTGGTCGAAGCTGATTTATCAGAACATCGACAGTTCGGCCTTCGCCAACGAAAGCACGGCTCGCGGCCTGACCGATACCACCTACATCATGAACTCGCTTGGTGTTTACCGGGCCATCGGCTCGGGAACGGGCTTTGTCGCCAATGACTACGGCGGCGGCACCACAACCACTCTGACGATTGCAACCGACGTTTACGCCCTGATCATCCGGGGGCGTGGTGGCGGTGGCGGTGGTGGCTCCGCAACAGCCTATGCCGCTGGCGGTGGTGGCGGACAGGGCGGCGGCAACGACTGGTTTATCTACAACGTCACGCCCGGAACCGTCATGGATATCGTCATTCCCGCTGCTGCCTCTGCCGGGGCTGCTGGTGGCACGGCTTACGTAAAGTTCCCCCTCGCAATCTCAGGCGGGCTGGACGAACTCGAATTGCAGTTCGGCGGCGGTCAGCCTGGTGGCAACGCCTCCGGGGCAACCCCCGGTCAGGGCGGGCTTTCCGGCAACGCCGCAACCAATACCCCCGATCAGGGCGGAACGGCTGAATTCCCGACCGGCTGGACCTTCTCGCAGCAGAACATTCCGGGCGTCCACGGACAGCATGGCCACTATGACGTTGGTGGTTATGGCGGCGCAACCGGCGATAACGGGGCTGGTGGCGACGGTGCCGACGTGGGCGGGTCCGCTGATGCCGGGCTGCCCGGCTACATCCAGATTATTCAAATCAAGCTTGGAGATCGTGCGTAATGGCCGACTATAACGTGCAGCCCGGCATTCTTCAGGTCGCGAAGTTGACCGGCGCTAACATGAACTCGACCGCCGATCAGGCGTTCACGATCACCCACCCTTATGCGAAGTTTCGCCTTCACTCCATCTGGGTTCACAGCGCCTCGATTTCGCTGACGACGGCGGTTGGCGGAATCTATACGGGGACAGGAAAGACGGGGGCCGTTTGTTCAACGACGCAGGTCTATTCATCCCTGACAACGGCCCGCAAGACGCTCTCTATCTCAGTCACTGACACGGACCTATACGGCAGCGGAGCGGGCGTTTCCTTGACGCTCTATCTTTCCCTCACGACGGCACAGGGCGCGGCGGCGACCGCTGATTTTTACATTTTCGGGGCGAATTACGAATTCTAGCCGTCAATGTCCCGATAGGTCTCCCGCATCTTCAGGCGGGCGCGATGGGCGGCGGCTTCTCTCCTGACTGGTGCCAGTATCCGGTCCACATGCTTTAGAACCGTTGGGCCTTGCTTCATCCGATTACCGATGGCGCTCGCCATCTGGTCTGCGGTGCCTTCGATGATGTCGCCAAAATCTGGATCGGCAACCGACGCCATCCTAAGAATCGCCTGCTGAATAAGCGCCTCAACGGCTGCCAGGCGCGCTTCTATCTCATCATCACCCCTATCAGTCATGAACGCCTCCGGTTGCATTCGCGGGTGGAGTTTATGGCCGGTTGCTGCCCGAGAGGCAAGCCATGGACCTTCCCGCCGAGGCGATCATCGCCGTTGGTCTGATCACGCTCGCCCTGTTGGGCCTCTTCGTCCTCGACATGAACCGGAACATCAGGGAGCGCGAGCGATGAACCGCCGCATCTTCATGAACTACGTCCGCAATGCTCCCTTCGGCGGGCGGCTGACCTCTCAGCAAGTGGACGGCCTCACCCGCATCCTTGACGAGTGGGATCGGCGCAAGATCACCGATGACCGCTGGCTTGCCTACATGCTCGCCACGACGTTCTGGGAAACCGCCAAGACCATGCAGCCCGTTCGTGAGATGGGCGGCGAAAGCTACCTGCGGACCAAGCGATATTATCCGTGGGTTGGCGAGGGCCTTGTGCAGGTCACCTGGGAAGCCAATCACCGGAAGTTCGGCGCTACCCGGCCCGGCCAGCTTATGACGTGGCCTATCGCTCTGAAGGCCCTCTTTGACGGCTGCATCAAGGGCATGTTCACCGGGAAAAAGCTGTCGGACTATTTCAACGAGACGAAGGACGATCCGGTCAACGCCCGCCGCATCGTGAACGGCACGGACAAGGCCCAGCTTATCGCCGGCTTTCACAAGAACTTTCTGGCTGCCATCAAGGCGGCGAAGTTGGAAGACCCGGACGTAGAGCCTGAGAAGGCAACGGAGCGCAACGCCCAGCCCGATGATGTTCCGCCCGTCCAGTCCAAGTCGCTGTGGGCCATCCTGCTGAGCATCCTCACTGGCGGCGGCTTTGCTTTCCCGAACATCGAAAACGCCTACGGCCTGATTGCCTTCCTCGCCATCCTGGCTGTTGGCGGCGTCTTCGCGTGGCTCGTCCTGTCAGGGCGCATCACCTTCAACAGGGGCGAGTGATGTTCTGGGGCGCGATCCTGAAATGGGTAACGGGCGACCTTATCGGACAGCTAACCCGCGCCTATGAAGCCCGGCTGAAGGCTGCGAACGAGACCGAGCGCCTCATTGCCGATGTCGCGATCAAGGACATTGAGCGGCAGATGGCAGACCGCGCCGCTGCCAAGGAAATCCGGCTAGCCACCGCCGGCTTCTGGGAAATGCGGCTCATCACGTTCCTGATCGCCGCGCCCTTCGTCCTGCACCTCAATCTGGTGGCGGCGGACACGTGTTTCCGCCTCGGTTGGGCCATCCCGAAATTCCCCGAGCCCTTCCAATCATACCAGGGGGCCATCCTGCTCTCGTTCTTCGGCGTTCATGTCATCGGGCAGGGCATCACCGCGCTCGCGGGCGCTATCAGGGGGCGCAGATGACACGCGCTGCTTACATTGGTGCATGGGCTATCGTTGCCCTGTTCTGCCTCTCCCTGTTGGCTTGTGCCCCCGTCGATCCTCAACGGTTTTCCGTGAAAATCCACGTTGGCGGCGGTCATGGATCGGGGACCGTGATCGGCAACCGCATGGTCCTCACGGCAGCCCATGTGGTCGAGGGTGCCCCTTCCATCGAAATAGAAACCCACGACGGCAAGAAAATGCCGGCCAAAGTCCTTTGGATTGCGAAGGCCCACGACATCGCCGTGATCCAATACGAAGGCGCAGTTCTCCCGGCTGCACAGATCGCCTGCGGGACGCTCCGTCAGGGTGATGCGATCCAGGCTTTCGGCAACCCCGGCAACATCACCTTCGCCAAGTTCAACGGGTTCATTTCCACCAAGGAAGATGAGCGGGCCATCTGGAAGGTCGCGCACATCATGGACATTACCGGGATGCCCGGCATGTCCGGTGGCGGCGTCTTCTCCATGGCCGGCAAACTCGTGGGGGTCTTTGTTGGCGGCATGGCAACGCCCTTCGCCCCCGTCTCCGGCATCACGCTCATGGTCCCGTCTTCCGCAATTTGTCGAATGCTCGGGAGGTGACCTTGGGCGACAGCATGGAAATCCGCGACAAGGTGATCCGCCTTGAAACACAGGTGGGGCATCTCAACGAGAAGATTGGCCTCATGGATACCAAACTGACGGAGGTTCATGACCTCCTTACGCAGGCCAAGGGCGTCCGGTGGGTTGTCCTCATCATGGTGGGAATTGGCGGCTTCCTCGCATCGAAGGTTAGCGGCCTTATCCCATGGGTCATGAGCGCGCCACGCTGATGCCGGCTTACGCTTCAGACGAAGACCTTCTAAAGACCGCACAGGCCGTTCAAGCCCTCGGTGCTACGAAGGCAGCGGAAGTCCTCGGGATCGCCCGTACGACCGCTTCCAGCCGATTGCAGATCGCATCCCGTCGCGGTCTTCTCGGGACCAAGCCAGTGCTTCCCGGTTTCGAGATTAAATCCACATCGACCCAGCTAGGGCCGGACGGGGAGACACAGCGGGAGTGGATCAAGCAAGGCCCTGCCGCTGGCGAGGAATACACACTCCCTGACGGGCATGTGGTCAAAGGCGAGAGTGCGCTAGTCGGTGCTGATGGCAGGGTCATTCAGCGGTGGATCAAGACCAAGGAAGGCGAGATCAGCCCGCAGCAATGGGTAGACACCATCCGCGAGGCTTTTGCCGCCTACGAGGCTCCCAGAGCCTCTGCACCGCCTCCCGTTGTCGCTGATGATCTGGCGACGATCTTCCCCATAGCTGACAGCCACTTCGGGCTCTATGCCTACGGGCCGGAAGCCGGCGAGGATTATGACCTCTCCATTGCCGATGCGCTGAACCGTGAGACGTTCTCCCGGCTGGTCGGGGCAACCCCTGCCAGCGGGACGGCGGTCATCCTTGGGCTTGGCGATCTTTTGCACGCTGACAATCCCGAGAACCGGACGGCGAAGTCTGGTCACGCTCTGGACGTCGACACCCGGCATTCCAAGGTCCGTCAGACCGCCTTGCTGTTCATGATCTTCTGTGTTGAGAAGGCTCTAGAGCGCCACGGCAAAGTCATTGCACGCATCTTGCCCGGCAACCATGACGAAATCACGGCGGGCGCAATAGCATTGGCCTTGTGGGCTTGGTTCCGCAATGACGAAAGAGTGACTGTGGATACTGATCCGTCACGCTTCTGGTGGTGGCGATTTGGCGCTAATCTCTTGGGCGGAACCCATGGGGACCTTGCCAAGATGAAAGATTTGCCTATGATCATGGCTGCATCCCGCCCCGAAGACTGGGGAGCCACGAAATTTCGCGCGGTCTTGACGGGACATATCCACACACAGACAGCGGTCGAGGTGGGCGGCGTGGTGGTCGAGAGTTTCCAGACCACGGCAGCCCGCGACGCGTGGCACAGTTCAATGGGCTATCGGGCTGGACGATCCATGCAAGCTATCGTCCTGCACTCGGAACGCGGCGAAGTTGGACGACACAAGGTGAATGTATGAACCGGGTTGAGTGTCTTAAAGCCGCAGAGCAGGCCGTCGCATCCAGGGGCGCTAACTACGGCAAGCCGGAATCAAACTTCCGCGCCGTCGCTGGCCTCTGGTCAACGCTGTTCGGCGTTAGGGTAGAGCCGCATCAGGTCGCGCTGGCGATGATCCTGCTCAAGGTCGCGCGGGCCAACTATGACCCGACGCACGCCGATTCATTCGTGGACGCCGCTGGCTATGCCGCCTGCGGTATCGAGGTCGCCACCGAAGGCAACGCAGCGGACAAGGTAGTCAGCCTCGCCCGCGCCCTTACTGATTCTTGGCAGGATGACGGGGCTTAGGTCGCCAACCGATACGCCTCTTGCCGATACGCCTCGGCGCGGGCCTGAGCTTGCCGGGCATGTAGCTCAGACTGCCGCGCCTGACCGATTAGTGGCGTCATCGTTCGCCACACCCACGCCATCCCCTTGATCGATAGAAGCATCCCTTGGAGCGCAAGGCCAAGCGCGACAACTGCGTCTGCTTCCGTCACTTCCCGTCCTCCCTGATCCTGCCGGCTTCGATCATGGCGCGGTAGGCCGCTCGTTCTGGGGCGTGTTCGTTGCGCCAGACAGCATCCACCGTCTGCCCGCATATCCCACCCCGGCGAGCCCCGACCAGATCAGTCATCGTCCTTCGCCTTCCTGATAGCGTTCCGGCTGGTGATCATCCGGTAGCCGTCATCGAACTCGACGCGGCAGGAGTTCATAGCCCCCCGCGCCGTGACGTTGCACCGCTGGCCCTTCCGGCCCTGTCGATCCCAGCGGTAGATGTAGGGCAATATCATCCGATAGCCCTGAGCTTCGCCCTGTCCAGCGGCGACATGTATCCCCGAGGCACCCCGCCGTTCTTCGGCCGCAGGTATTCTCGACGGACGCGAAGCCACGCCTTGTAGGGGAAAAGGCTGCGTTCTCCGAACGGATAGGCTGCGTCGATGGCCTTGCGCCTGTCGTCCTCGTTCGCATCCCCTGGCAGGGTGCGAAGGGCCGCCTCTATGGCGTGTCGTGACTTATCGGCCCATGTCATGACCGCTCCCCCAGCTTGCGGATGGCGGCGGCAAGAGCAGTTCGCGCGCCCGGACGCAGGTCTTCGCCGTTGTGCATCGCCATCTCCTCGACGGTCATGCCGGGGTAGAACGAGAGCAGGAATGCCTCAACCGCCGCATCGGGGATCGTCTCCTCCACCACGTCCTCTCTGGACGGGTGGGCGAAGAGGGGCTCGCACACGTAGGTGGCAAGATGCCCGCGTGGCGTCGTGTCTTGGGGGCGATGCGGCGTGATAATCCAGGCGCTCGATACGTCTGGGTAGGTCCAGCGTGACCGCCACGCCACCGGCTTCTCCTCCCCCATGGCGGCGGTGAGGGCGGCGAACAGCGCCTCGACACCGACCGCGACTGGCGGGGCCGACCGCGAAAACGGCGACACGGTAGCAACGACCGATCCGTCTGGCTTCGTGGTCAGCGCGTACATCTTTCCGCTCCTGTGCCACATCACGCAGAGGGAGCCGTTGTCGTCCTCGACCTCTGGCTGAAGCGCCTTCTCGACCATCTCGTCACTCGGCATTGGTGGGCTCCTTGAGGGCAGCAAGTTTGCGCTCGTAGCTAAGTCGGAGGCGCTTCTCCTGCGCCAGTTCCACCCGGACAACCTTGACCAGCGTGTCGCGGTAGGCTTCCGCTGCCAGTCGCTCGTTGTCCGCCTGCAACGCATCCCTCTCTGCCGTAATGGCGGCGAGGGAGGCTTCGGCGGCGGCCAGACGCTCGGACAGCGATCCGTCCGGGGGTCCGTTCTGCTCGGCCTTTTGCTCGTCAAGCCAGCGTTGGACCTCGCCACCGCTCCACATTTTCCGCAGCATCGTCGGGAATTTCAGGCGACCGAAGGCCTCATCCCATCCCGCATTCCATCCGAGCACGTAGCCGGTGTCTTGGCGGTAGTGGGTAATCTCCCCCTCCGCCTTCTCGGCGCGGGCTATGGCGGCGTCCAGCTCGGCGTAGAGGGCGAGGATCGCGGCGGGGTTGGCGAGCAGCATGAAGCGCCCGTCTTCATCAGACGGTGGCTGCTCGAAGACGCACACGTCACCGGGCCGCCCAGCCGGCATGATGGCCGCCAGCTTGCCCTTGTCGGAAAAGCCGACCCACGGCCCCGGTGTCGCCGCCTCTGCGGCCTTTCGCAGGTCTTCGGTCATGACTGCTCCTTGGCCTTGGCCTTGGCCTTGGCCTTGGCCTTGGTGAGGGTGGCGCGGGCGCGGCGAATGTCGCCCCATGTGACGCGACTGAGCGGCGTGAGCGCGTCGTTCGCATACTCGTCCATCCAATACTGATGCGGCGGAACGAACGGCTCCAACGCCTCCCGCGCCTCCTCGACCAGCGCCCGGAGGCGGGTGATCTCGGCGTCCTTGGCGGCGACCGCTAGATCGGCTTCCATGCGCGCGGCCACCGCTTTTGCTTGCGGGGACATATGCGACGCGGGCGCGTGCGGCGGTTCGTCTCCAGTATCAAATGACGGCGGTGCGATTTCTGGAATTTCAGACATTGCTTGTGCCTCGTTTGGTGAGGGCGGCTTTCAGCGCGCGAGATATGCGCCTCCGCAGTGTCGATTGTTCCCGCTCCTGGGCGGCTGCCGCATCGTCAAGGCAGTCGGAACACGGCTCCGAAAGCGGCAGGCAGTGAATGCAGCGACGTATGCGCTCGCCGCGCTTGGCCTTCTCTCGCTCCCACGCTGCCGCACATTCCTTGCACCCGCTGCCGGGCCAGTCGTGCTCGCAAAAGTCATCGCTGACCATTTTCGTCCTCCTTCAGGACAGCGTCGACGCGGGAGAGGGCCTCCACCTTCTCTGCCAGCGCGGTCATGGGGTGTCCTTTCGGGTGAGGCCGAGCATTGCGCCCGCGACCAGTTCCCTCGCGCCGGTCGGGAGGTCGCCGTCACTTCGGCGCATCACGTCATCGAAGACAGGAGCGATGAAGTTGAGAGCCGCGCGGCGGCGGCCCTCTTCGGCTCGCTGATTGCGGGCGCGGTTGGAGGATCGACCCAAGATGCCGGCAAACCGCTCACGGTCGGCATCGGTCCATTCGTCAGCCATTGGCGCTACCCTTCCTGGCGGCAGCGCGCACCTGCCCCGCCATCAAGAGGGCAAGTGTTCTAAATCCATGCTGCGCCTCGGCGGCGGCTTCGCGCTCCATCCGCCAAGCAATCATCTGCCGACAGCGACTTTCGGCTGGCCCGCCGAGCGTGTGCCAGTCATGGTCGTGCCAGTCGTACTTCGGGTCGAACGACTTTAGCGCATGAAACATGACTGTTTTTTCGAGGTAGTCCTCCCCCTCGATTTTGGTCCCGATGACGCCTCTCCCGACGCCGCTGCGATCGACGGCCATCCAGGAAACTTCTCCTCCGCGGAGTTCTCGGCGCTCTAGTTTGTAAGCGCGGCGGGCGGATTTGATGCAGGATTCAATGGTACGCGGCATTGCTCTTGCCTCCTTAAGTGACATCGTCTATTTAGTTGATATCAGATAATCTTGTCAAGATAGGTGATATCTACAAATGCAGATTTATGTGGCAGGAGCGGAAGCCGGGCCGATGAAGATCGGGCTGGCGAAAGAGCCCGGAAGTCGGTTGCGAGGCATCCAAACCGGTCACGCGGCTCGGGTAAAAATTCATGCTACGTTCCCGGTTCCGGTTGAGAGATCGCGCGATATAGAGTTGCGAGCGCATTGGCTTCTGAGGCACGCCCACGCCCATGGCGAATGGTTTGCGGTAGATGCCGCCACAGCAACCGAGGCCGCCCGTGAGGCTGTCGCGTGCAATGGCGAAGGCGAGAAGGCCAGACCCACCGTGGGACGGAAGCGGATCAACGACGAGCAGACGCCAGCGCGCTTCCCTCAGGGGACGCTTGCGCGGATCGACGCCTTGCTGGCCGAAAAGGAGAAGCGCTCGGACTTCATCCGCGAATCTGTCGAGCGCGAGATTGCCCGCCGCGAGAAGTTGGGCCGGTAGCCCGCCATGGCTACCCCTCCTCGCCGTGGGGAGGTGTGGGGAACAGACGACGCCACCAGATCACGCGGGGCTCGTAGCCGGAAGCACCAGGGCCGCAACGCCCGCCATCCTCCCGCAACCCCTTCGGGTGGCCGGACAGCGGCCCTTGAACGGCGTCAACGGTCGCCATAGACGGGTTGGTGCAGCGCGTGCCGTCACCGCCATCAAACCATTTGCAGTCTCGACAAAACCTCATGCTGCCCTCCGCTTCTTTGCTGGCGTCAGTTCGGTCGTGTGGCAAAGGATGCCGCACTGGATTTCCTGCTCGTCTTCGTAGCGCCCAAGGTCTGGCGGCAGGCGGTCGAGTGGGATGCGCTCCAGCCGGCGCACGCCGTCCTCCTTCCACTCGCGCTTGCAGATGGCCCGGCCAAGCTCGCGCTCGATCTGCGCCATCTCTGCAAACCGCTCGGGGAAGTCGCGCCGGATCTTGTTCCAGTAGCCGGCCTGTCCTTTGACGCAGCCGATGCAGTTATTGTTCTGGTAGCCGAGGCGGTACATGGCGGGCAGTTCAATGCCGGCCCTTTCGAGCATCGCCAGGCAATCGCCCTTGGACAGGCCGTGCTCGTGCAGGATTGGCCAGAACCGCGTCATCGGCTCCGCCTTCTGCGTCCGCTCGAAGCGCGTCTTGTGCTCTTCGCTGGTGTAGCCGAGGATCACAACGTCGTCGGGGCGCTGAAAGCCCCACCGGACCTTCTTCTTCAACTCGGCGGTGCAGCGAGCACCGGACGGCCCGACAAGAAAGCGGGTCTTGCGAAACACGACATCTGGGTCGCGCTCGTACTCGTCATTGCCGAGGATCAGGATCGGCTGACCGAACCACGCTTCGCAGTCGCGGAGAAACCGCATATTGTCCGGGTGCTCCCGCTTGGACGTGTCGCAATAGACGATCACGACCTCGCCTGCGCCGTGCGGCAGACGGGCAGCCTGCAAGGCGAGCTTGGTGGCGACCGCACTTGCGGCCCCGCACGAGAACCACGAGACGACGCGGGTCATGGCTCGTCCTTCAGGATGGCGGCGATGCGGGAGAGGGCGGTGATTGCGCGGCGCTGAGCCCACACGAATTGCTGCTCGGCGGATTGGTCGGCCAAGTAGCCGTCTCTGATTTCCGCCAGCACCTCCCGCGCCTCCCTCAGCGCCTCCATGGCGCGGGTGTGGGTGGAGGCGGATACGGTGCCATCTGTCTTTGGCGTGTCGGGCCATTCGCCTTCATGGATGGCTTTCATGTGCCACGGCTCGACAGCAGCCTCGCTGCGCGCCTCTGCTTCCGTGTAGCGGCCTGCTTGGTCCTTCCTGGTCGTGTAGCCGCAGAAGTCGGGTCGATAGAAATAGCCACCCTTGCGGATGAGCCAATCGCGCGGCGTCTCAGCCATTGTCGTTCTCCATGGCGCGGAGGAAGGCGGCGACGGCGCAGATCGCGGCGTAATTGTCGGGACGATCGACGGTGTATGTCAGCGCTCGCCGACGAGCCCCCCATCCGGTGACGATACGAGCGGATGAATAGTCGAGGCCGCCAACGATCTCGCACCTAACCCGCGGCATCTTCTCCGCGATCAGCGCGAGGACAGCATCGACGGAGGCGGTGTAGCGGGGCACGTCGATGGCAGGCTCGTAAACGTCATCCATCGGACGGCCTGTCTCACCCCGTGTGATGTAGACAGCGACGTAAATCTTTGCATCCGTCTCGCGGCACGGCCCGGCAAGTGCCTCCACCTTCTCTGCCAGCGCGGTCATGGGGTGTTCACTCATGTCCGGTCTCCTGCGGAGGGGTGGGAGAGGGCGGAGTGACGCCACCGCAGCGGTGGGGTTGATGGCATCTCGTTTTCGTTGCTGTCCCAGTACGCGCCACCAGACCAGCACGGTGGGTGCTTGCCCTCTTCAACGGCCACCCACGACCAGCAATCGGCCCCGCTGCCGTCAACGAAACCAAGTTCGCCCCTGATGAGGAATGGCCGGTCATAGCCCTCGGCCATGATCTCGATGACCGTCCCATCCATCGGCGCTGTCGCCATCTCGCGCCACGGGGACCATTCGGGCGGCTCGGGCAGTTCTCGCCAGTGGGTAGGCTCCCACGACGCGCCGAAGACGTGCCAGCGTTCATCCCACCAGCCGCCGACCTTCACAGGCCACGGCTCGCCCCGCATTGCCGCAGGTGGCCATCCGACCGCAGACAAGAGCAGAAGTCGGTCAGTGGGAAAGATGCCGTCGATCTTGCGCCACCCGCCCGCCTCCCCTCGGGAACCCCCCCCTCCCGGCGTGTCTCGGGAGGGGGAAGCGTTCGGGATTTCCAGCGTAACGTCTTGATCTGTCATCTGCGCTTTCCCTCTGTTTCGGGACCAAAGCGCAGTCGAATCAACGGATTAGAACGGACTCTGACTCCGAGAATCTTGGTTCGAATCCAGGTCCCCCAGCCACCGCCGAAGCGTTGATTCAACTGCGAAAATCACTCTTGCACGCTACCACGCTTTTTCGCGTTCGGGAAGTCGTTCGGGAATTTCTTCTCGTGTTCTTCCCTCTTTTTCATGGCGGAATCACCCAGCCGCGTGTCGCGGTGCAGGTAGTTCGCGTCCAGAATTGAGCGCACGTCCCGCAGGCTGTGGCCGCTGATCGTCGCGATTTCAGCCTCGGTGCAGCCGGCGAGTGCCAGCCGGGTTATCGCAGTGCCGCGCAGGTCGTTGAACGTCACTCCTGTCACCTTCGCCTTGCGCTGCGCCTTGGCCCATGAGGCGCGAAAGCCTTCCTCCGTCCATGCGTGTCCGCGCGTGTTCAGCATGATCCGCCCCTGACCACGCAAGGGATCAAGGATTTCCTTCAGCGGAGCGCCGACAGGGATCGTCACCCGCGTTCCGGTCTTGGACTGCTGAAGCCTGATCTTCTCTCCGTCATAGGCTGACCAGTCGAGCGCCAGAAGATCGCCCTGCCGCTGTCCGGTCCACAAGGCCAGCATCAGCGCAAGGACCAATTCCTTCGGTGCCTTGGCCTTGAACGCAGCTTCATCCTCTGCCGACCACACCTTGTCGGCGCGCGTCTCGTCATACAGCCTACCCCCGCGCTCGCAGGGGTTGACATCAATCAGACCGCGACCCTTAGACCACGACAGAATGCGGGCAAGGACAACCCACGCATAATCAGCTTGCCGAAGCGACTTCTCTGCGAGCCGGTCGCGCCACGCCATGAACTCGTGGCGAGTGCGCTTGTCCCCAAGGGCTGCCAGCG